AACCAAGCGGACATCGCAGCAAGGGGCAGAACGCACAAAGATTCTGAAATCTCCCAGGTAATGAGCGAAGGGATTAAGTTTGTTTTAGACCAGAACAACGGGGAGTACCTGATTTCAGATGCGTTTCGTGATCAAGTAGTTCCTGGTGTCGGGTGGGTTGCGCCGGGGCTGAACAGCGATCCACGGAAGGAGCGATTGGGACTCCGTGGGCTTGACTGGAAAGAGGTTGGGTGGGACCCCTTTGTAAGTCCTTGGGCTGGTCCTGGGGTGTGCCGGTACAAGTACGTTTCAAGATGGGTGGACAAGGATGCCTTGAAGTTCATGTTTCCGAAGAAGAAAAAGGAGATTGAGGAAGTATGCGATAAGTTTTGGGGGGATTCTTGGCAAGACGCTGGAAGGCAGGACGAAGCCGACCTCGTAGAAGAAGAGATTTCGATTCTTTCTGGAAGTTATTGGGCCAAGAACGACAGGAAAAGGGTTCGCCCTTGCGAGATGTGGTATCCGGTTGATGATAGGGCGTACTTTGCCGTTTTTGCTGACGGGCGCGTATTTGAAATCACAGACGACATGGACCCCGTTAAGCAATACGAATTAATCACGCAATCACAAGAGGTTATGCTCGCCCCGATTAAGAGGATGCGGGTTGCGCGATTTTTGGGTGAGCTTTTGTTAGACGATTCAGTGTCTCCCATGTCGCATGACGAGTTTCCCCTGGTGCCTTTTATTGGATACTTGGACAGGTACAACATGCCGTTTGGCGTGCCAAGGCAGATCCGCGGGCAGGACGAGGAAGTAAACAAGCGTCGGTCAATGGCGCTTGCGTTGCTGAAAAAGCGACGAGTGACCGTAGAAGAAGGTGTTGCAGGCGATCAGAAGGGTTTGGATCGGGTTTACGAAGAAGCAAACAAGATGGATGGTTTGATTGTTGTTAAAAACGGGCGCTTAGATGATGTGCGAATCGAGGAGATGGCGAACTTGTCTCCTGCACAGCACGCGATTTTAGAGCAATCGGAAAGAGAGATTCAGCAGATTTCTGGTGAGATGGTTGAGTATCCGAAAAGGATAGAGTCCGGCAAGGCAATGGAGCGGGTTGACCACAAGGTAGCTCAGATTACCGCGCCGTTGATGCGCAACTACCGAAGATCGCTAAAGATGATTGGCGAGCAGATCGGTGCGAACATCCAGGGGTTTTGGCAGTATGAGAAGGTACTGAGAATTACAGACAGGTTAACGGGTGCCGAGAGGTTTGTTGCTTTAAACGAGATGGTTCAAGGAGAAGACGGCACGGTTGAGGTGAAAAACAACATTACACAGGGCAAGTTTGACTACGTTGTTACCGAGGTTCCTGCGACAGATACCGTAAGGGAGCAGAATCTTAACCTGATTTCAGAGTGGGTCAAGCGAGCGCCGCCCGAAGTCATTCCGTCTCTTGTCATGCTTGGTTTGAAGATGAGCAACCTTCCCGACAAGGAGCAGTTGCTTGCTGCTGTCAGGCCGCTTTTGAATGTAGACCCGAGAGACGACGACAAGTCGCCAGAGCAGTTAAAGCAGGAAGCGATTGAGAAGATTGAGGCGCAGCAGAAAGCGGCCGCAGAAGACGCCAAGGTTGAGCGCGATGCGGTCATGCTGGAGCTTGAGCAGAAAAAAGCTGAGATTGAGGAAACTTACGCCAAGGTGCAAAAACTTCTTGCTGACGCCGAGAAAAAGGCTGCTGACATTGAGCGTGATGTTGAAAAGGGGCAGTTGGAGGGGTTTAAAACTGGGCTTGAGGCTGGAAAGATTGCCAAGGGAGAAAATGAGCAAGTGGGGAGGTCGTAATGAATCGCGTTGAAGAATCCAAGTTTGACCGCGAGTCTGAGAAGCGGTTCTCTGGGCACAGGGGCCTTCGGAACGGCAGGGATTTTCGGTGGGACGTTTTCCGCTACCGCGACGACCCGGAAGACTTGGACGAAAGGTGGAACCATACGTTTAAAGCAAGCCCCGGTTCTCCCGAGTGGTGGGAGGAAAGAGAACGCAAGTTGAAAAAGTATTGGGGCAAGAAATATGGTGGCGGTCCGAACGCACTTAAAAAGGGGATTCACAGCGGCAGAATGTGGAATCCGGGGGCAAAGAAGTGAAAAATTTTGTATTAATGGGGGCAGCCGGGTATGTCGCCCCGCGCCACATGAAGGCGATTAAGTCCGTGGGCGGTGATTTGGTTGCGGCATACGACCCGCACGATTCGGTTGGTATTTTGGACAGCTACTTTCCGGATTGCGCGTTTTTCACAGAGTTTGAGCGACTTGACAGACACATTGAAAAACTTCGGATGAAGGGAATCGACATTGATTACGTTTCTGTTGCCTCTCCGAACTACCTTCACGACGCCCATTGCCGGTGGGCGCTTAGAATCGGCGCGGATGCAATTTGCGAAAAACCGCTGGTAAACAACGTCAGAAACCTTTTTAGTTTAAGGGACCTTGAGAACGGGAACAAGGTTTACACAATCCTTCAACTCAGGTTGCACGAAAACGCCATCAGGGCAGCGAAGTTAGCCTCAGAGAAGACTTTTTCCAAGGTGAGGGTCAACTACTGCACCCCGCGCGGAAAGTGGTACATGCACTCCTGGAAGGGTGATGTGTCAAAGTCGGGTGGGCTTGCCACAAACATTGGGGTTCATTTGTTTGACCTGGTATCGTGGTTGTTTGGGCCTCATGGTGGCAAAGGTTCTGTTCATGTTGAAACGTCTGAGCCGGATGTTGTTTCCGGTAGGCTTACATTAAGTAGCGCTGATGTTGAGTGGCGTCTTTCTGTTCGACAAGACGAACGCCCGCAAAGAACATTTGAAATTAACGGGGAGCCAATAGAGTTTTCAGAAGGGTTTGCCGGGCTTCACGACAAGTCTTACGAAAGGATTTTAGACGGCAGGGGGTTTGGTATTATTGATGCGTTTCATTCCATAGACATTTGCGAGGCAATCCGTGGCAATAGTTGACTCAAAAATAGGCAAGGGGGTTATCTACTACAACGAAAAGCAGATGAACCTAAGGGTTGGAAATTGGTGCAAGATTCAAAGTCATGCGTTTATTCCAGAGGGGGTTGAGATTGGGGATAACGTTTTTATCGGGCCGCACGTTGTGTTTTGTAATGTGAAAAGGCCCATGACCGGTGAGAGATATGGAACTACACTTGTCTGCGATGGCGCTGTTATTGGCGCTGGCGCTATTATATTGCCTGGCGTTGTGATTGGAAAAAACGCAGTTGTTGGCGCTGGTTCGGTTGTAACAAAGAATGTAAAAGGTGGTGCGACTGTTTACGGAAACCCGGCGAGGGTTGCATGATCTCTGCCACGATGATCGTTAAAAACGAAGCTGCAAACCTGCAACGGTGTTTTGATAGCATCTTGGGTGTTGTAGACGAGATTATCGTGGTAGACACCGGCTCTATAGATGCTTTTGGATACGCTTCTGGTGATTGGTATTTTGTAATAGACGCTGACGAGGAGCTACTACTTCCAGAAGGCACGCCGGAAGAACTGGTTGAAAGAATAGACAAAATAGACTCCGGCATAACGGCGTTGTGCATGCAAGAAGAAGAGGTTGGTGGAACTTGCCGCTGGATGACGACACGGTTTTTAAGAGCCTCGGCAGAGCCTTATTACGAAAACGCACGTCACAACAAATTAAGGTTCAAGTCCGAAAAAGCCGTTGCGATGACGAACCTGAAACTAATTCATCACGGATACAGCCTTTCTATTGATGCTATGTACGACAAGCACCTGCAAGCCATAGACGGGTTGGTGGCAAGGCTTTCAAAAAATCCGAACGATGCTGACGCGATGTATCATATGGCGCAATCATCAATCGGCATCGGAGATTTTAACGCTGTTGTTCGGTGGTGCGAGAAATGCTTTAAGCAGATTGGAAACAGAAGCCCAAGCACCCTACAATATTTGGGGGTTATGTATTTCTGGGGGGCAATGGCGTATGTGTCGCTTGCGCTTAGAAGCGAAGACGAAAAAGACGCTTCGTTTAATATTGGCGGCGCACTTGCCTGGATTACAAAGGGGCTTGGTTTTTTTCCAGAAGATTTAGACATGAATCTTGGCATGGCTCGGGTATGTTACCATTGCGGAAGGGACGCTGATTTTTTTAATTACGCGCATAAATATCTGAGGCTGTTGGCGAAGCAAAGAAAAGCAGATGGACGCTATCAGCGGGCGATACCGCTGAGAAAATACGTTGCCCTGCCCACCGAAAACGGCAGGGGGGCAGACGTGCTCGGCCCCAAAGAAAAGGAGAGCGTTATGAGCGGAAAAGAGAGCTTGGAACAAGGTGCAGAGGTTGTGGACGAACATCGGGAAGGCGTTACCCCGGACGATTTTGATGCCATTTTTGAAGATGAGAAGGTATCAGAATCGGAACTAATGGGCGAAGAACCGCCGCAGGAGGAAGAAGAATCGGCTGACTCCGAGTCGAAAGGCGAAGAAGAAAAGCCCGAAGAATCCGAGGAAAAGGCAGAAGAATCTGATGAAGAGTCTGAGGAAAAGTCTGAGGAAGAATCCGAAGAAAATTCTGAGGAAGAATCAGAAGAAAAATCCGAGGAAAAGCCCGAAGATGATTCTGGCGAGAAAGCCCCCGAAAAACCGCCGCCTGGGTTTGTGCCTTTGGCGGCCTTGCACGAAGAGCGTGCAAATTCACAAACCTTGCGTGCCAAAACCCGAGAGCTCGAAGACCAAGTTCACAAACTTGAGGCAGAGGCAAACGAGCTTCGCACGAAGACCGCAGAAGACCCGCGTGACGCTGAGTTCAAAGACTTCAATGTCTTGTCCGACGCAGAATACGCGCAAATGGTCGAGGACGACCCGGAAGAGGCACAAAAGTACCAGTACAGGTTCGTCCGGTATAATCAGTACCTTGCTGACAAGCGGCAGGTCGAAGAGGGCCAACGTGCGAGAACGGCGGCAGAACAAAGAGAGATGCAGGAAGTTGAAAGCGCGGTGCAAAGCGCATGGCGCAGAATGCAACAGGACGTTCCCGGGTTGGGCGTTCCAGAGGACAAGACGGTTGACGAGCTTGTCGAGTTCGCCCTTAACAACGGGTTTGATGATGAGGGGACAATCTCCCTTCTCACCCACCCAGGAACGATGATTCTACCGCCCGACAAAGAAGGCAAGCCGAACAAAAGCGGCAAGCCGATGCCTCTTGGAAACATGGCGGCCCAACTGGTTCGTTTTGTTCACAAGACTTACCAGAACAAGCCGGTGGACATGGCCCAACTCCGCTCAGAAGTTGAGGCAGATTTAAGACCTCAACTTGAAAAGGAAATTGGTGCAAAACTGGCAAAGAAATTCAAAAATACCGGCGCGGGTGATTTTACCTCTATAACAGAAACTCCGGGTTCTACGGAGCAACCGGCAGGTACTAAGGTTTTGACAGAGAGCGAGCTTGCCAAGCTCTCCAAGGCCGAGCAGGAACGGTACTTGATGGGAGGTTAAGCCCCCCGCGTGTTGGGAGGATAACCAAGAATGGCTACTACTGAGTTTGAATATGGCAATGCGCTTGCCGTTCAGCGGTGGTCTACCTCTCTGGCGATTGAGGCGGAAAAGCAGATGTATTTCCGCAAGTTTATGGGAGCCGACAAGATGTCGATGATTATGGTTCTCAAAGACCTCAACAAAAAAGCCGGGGAGAAGATCACGTTCGCCCTTCGCATGAAGATGGACGATGACGGCATCGAAGACGATAACCAGATCGAAGGTACGAGCGCGGAAGAGGCGCTGACCTTTTATTCTGATTCTTTGTTCGTGAATCAGAGACGGAAGGGAACCAAATCCAAGGGCAAGATGAGCGAGCAGCGGGTGCTGTATAACATCCGCAAGGAAGGTCGTGACGCGCTTGCTGTTTGGTGGGCAGAGGATTACGACGAGCAGATTATGATGTATCTTGCCGGCGCACGTGGGCGAGACACTTCTTTGCACGTCGCCACCGGTTACACCGGACGAGCGAACAACTCCTTCGACACTCCCGACAGCGACCATATCATTTATGGCGGGAACGCTTCTTCGCTGGCGACTATTGACTCTCAGGATAAGATGGATCTGGGTATTGTTGAGCGGTTGGTTGCTCACCTTGAAACACTTGACCCGAAGATTAACCCGGTACGTGTAAACGGCGAGGAAAAATACGTCCTGCTGATGCACACCTGGAATGCTTACGATCTTCGCACGTCCATTTCCCAGGGCGATTGGCTGGAAATCCACAAGGCTACCGACAACGCCAACTCCCCGATTTATAAGAACGCTCTTGGCGAGTATGCCGGAATGGTGCTGCATAAGCACCGCAACGTCATTCGGTTCAATTCCAGTGACGGCTGT